TCAGTCGGTTAGAGCATGCGACTCATAATCGCCCGGTCCAGGGTTCAAGCCCCTGCGGCCCCACTCATTACTCGCAGAAATACCGCCATTCTTGGACTCATCCGAGGTGGCGGTATTTTTATACCCTAACAGCTCATGCATGGTCAGATTAGGGTTAAGCAACGTTGCCACATCTGTATTGAGAAAATCTGCTGCCGCCTGAGTCTCGTTAATAGTCCAGGTAATTTCGCTACGTAGCTTACGCGCAATCGTTTGAGGGGCTAAACCTAATGCGTTGGCTAGATCCTTCTTCTGAAGGTGTCGCGCCGTAATCATCAGGTTTACGTTAGCGGCCACAATATCCTGTGCGTTTACCTTCGCTTTTGGCATATTCATTGTTGCTGTCATAACTACATAATACAACCACATTTTACTTTTTCGGTGTGTCTTACTTGATGTAGCGCTATTTTGGCTGTAGAAAGTAACACATGGTTTTAGTCTGTACGTCTGATGCCGTGTCAACTAGATTGAGGGGACTCATGAGGCAGCAGCACATCACTCAGCGTTCCTTGGCTCAAGAAATGGGTATTTCATTCCAGCTTCTTAACGCCAAGCTGCATGGGCGCAGTAATTTCACTCTTCGTGACTTGTCGCGTATCGCCGACTACTTCGACGTGAGCCTGGACTATCTCACCGGCCGTTCCGATTACGCGAAACCCTTGGAGGTGGCGTGATGACTCCGGCGCAGATTCTAGTCGAAATGACGCTTAATGACCTTCGAAGAGAGGACTCCTACGGAGTTTTCCCAGTAGATTGTGACCTCGATATCCATGTGCGCCCTGTGATCGTAGACGCCGGGGATGTAAAGGAAGGTTGTTCTGGCCTGCTCGACCACATCGCGTATTTGCGGGGTATCGATAATGATTTGGCGGCCGGCCGAAATGTCGTGTTGTATCCTCCGAGACTCGTTGAGTCTCCATTCTGCGGACTCGCATCCTTCCTCGGGAACACCCGTGATGACTACAGCCACATTGCAGGCAGAATCGGTGCCGATATTGGACAGGGTGAACACTCCTGCGTCATCAATCTCGAGTGTCCAATCGACGACCTCGTGCGTCGTCTCTCGCAGGTGCTGGCTCCTGCTGACTTCGAGCGCATCTTGTGCGATTTGGTTCGCGCGTTCGCTCAGCTCGTTCGCTTTGTCGCTCTTCCCGAGCGCTTGCGTGGCGATGTCGTTGGCTCCCTGCGCTTTCTTATTGCCTATTACCGCCGCTATTGCGGCCCCAACGGCCGCGACGGTGGAAATACCGGCAAAAGCAAGCGAAGCCATCACGTCAACTCCCATTATTCTTCCTTCCTTCGGTTTGTGGCTTGTTTCTTTTCTTCCTTATCAAGCCTACGGCGGGGGAAGGAACCTAAACGTTGTCAACCCTCTGCTTGCAAAGCAGACGTACCGATGGAGGTGAGGTTATGAGCAGGTTCGACCCTGAGAGTTCGGTTAACGTGTTCGACCCGGTTCTTACCCATGTGGAGGATTCGGGCGACCCGTACAGGTTCATGCTGAACATCTCGTGTGAGGAGGGATCGTTGGTGATTCGTGATCTGAGCATGAGCGACATGGTTCGTATCAATCGCCGTTTTGCGGAAGAGATAAGGAAGGCGCGTCATGTCAGGGCGAAGCTTGTCAACCATCTATAAGTCGGTGCTCACGTTCTGCACCGTGTTCGTGGGCTTGATTTTCACGGTGATGGGTTTCTGGGAATTGCTGGGAGTCGTCTGCTTGTGTACGGCAATGGTGTTGGCCGGTGTTCCCGAGCGTGTTCATGGTGCTGTGAATCGGGGTGAATCATGAGGAAGCTGTTGCAAGGCGTGTGCCTGCTGCTGTTGAGTCCACTGGTGTTGTTCGCTTTCGGTGTCGCTCTCGCGTTCGTGAGTCTTGGTGAGTTTCTGGGGTGGTCGAATTGAGCAGGCAGAAACCGCCAGCCGAAGAAGATATGGGCTATAGGTTCCAGTCCACTCGGACAGTGAACGGTTGCCTTTTGCTGTGCATCACTCCGCACACGCGGCGTAAGGACTTCAGGTCAAAACTGTACGTGTTCACGCCGGAAGAAGTCAGAAACCTTATCGGCGTGCTGGCTATTATGCCGGAACCCGAGTAGCCCCCGTCTTTGTTGGCGTGCCAGCGCCTTGTTCTGGCCACTCATAATGGAATGCCTGTGATACCGCCGTATGGCTAGCGGTTAGGCGACCTATGCCCGCTGTGGTGGCGGGAAGTCCGCCGCTTTGCTCTAGCGGTAGTTGTGAGACGAAGAGAGAGCCACCGACCCCTGACAGCCGCCGGTAAAGGCAGAATCGGGCGGCCATGCCACACGCTTGTGTGGGGCTGTCATGGGGGACCATTCCTGGCAGGCATCAGCCTGCTCTTGCAAGCGAAGGACCGGCTCCGTTACGAAGCATTCCCAAGCAGCGCGAGACCCAATCAGAGGACTTCCGCGAAAGCGTGTAATGCGTTTTTCAGCCGAAGTCTTCTGGGTCTTGACCCGCTCTGCTCCCCTCACCACCCGAAGGTTGATGGGAGGTGAAGGGGTGGTTGGTACATGTGTTTGAAAGGTTGATAGATGAGCAGGGAAACGTTCGAACAAACTTTGAAGGATTGCGCGGTTAGGAGTCTTCCGAAACTGCATGACTTCATCGCCGCCAGGAAGACCACCGAATCGTTCCTTGTCACGGCCGAGCAGATCGCGCGTTGGAGTGGCCTGGTGCGCCGTACCGGAAGGATTGACGATAACCAGCTGTGGGAGATGATGCGCCGCGCCGATTGCCCGCCTTCCAAGGTTCGTAAGTACGGGATGCGCTGCTGGGATGCCAGGGAGGCGTTCGAGGCTTTGGCCAAGTATGCGGGTGCTTATGGATGGCTGGTGGACTGATGGGCAAATCGAATAAGCCTCACCTGTTCGAGTACCTGACCGATCTGTGCGACCCGTGGGATGCCGCCGAGTATCTGCGGTGGTTTGCGGATCGTGTGGACGAACAGGCCGGCAAGCTGGGCATCACCGAGCTTCAGTACTTCCAGGTGGCTGGTGTGTTGGGCGTGGATACGTTGGTGGAGTTCCGCGACCTCGCACGCTTTGGTTTGCGTATCTACCGGCGTGAGGGTACGTGGTATGTGGATAGTCGGGACTTCCGTAAATGGGCGTTGGCTCGCTCGGAACGTTTGAGCCGGAAACCTCGCAACCCGCAAAGTCAGCCGCGTGACCATGTGCAGACCAGCATTCCACTGTTCTAGAAGGTGATTATGGGCGAGTATATGACGACGGTGGAGGTGGCCGACCTGTTGGGCGTGAAACCGGATACGGTGCGTAAGTGGCGGCAGTCGGTGGGCATGGGTCCGAAGTGGACGCGCTGGCCGGGCTCCCGGCTCGTGCGTTATGAGCGTAGCGAGGTGGAGAGGTGGAAGCATGCCGGCAAGGAAGGATAGGCAGCGGGTACCGCCGCGTATCGCCGCCGAGGTCATGGAACGCTGGGGTAATGATTGCTGGCTTGATATGCCGGGATGCGCCAGGGTGTCGGATACCACCGACCACATCGTGCCGGATCGTGCGGGCGGTCCCACCATCGTGAGCAACCTCCGCAGAGCTTGCAAGCATTGCAACAGCCTTCGCAGTGATAGGACGTTGAACCATTACGGTGCTTCGATACACGCGGTGATTGGTCCGCCTTGCGGTGGGAAGAGCACGTATGTGGATATGCACAGGCAACCCGGCGATATCGTGCTGGACTTCGACGTGTTGGCTGGGGCTCTGCTGTCTGGTGATGGTGTGGAGCATCATGGCCAGCAGTGGCTCAGGGACATGGCGACCGGCGCATGGTACGGCGCATATCGCAGGGCGGTGCGTGTGGTGGAGCCCGTGGGTATCTGGCTGGTGAAGGCCATGCCCATGACCCCGCGCAGTCCTCGACTGTTGGACGAGTGGATAAGCCTGGACTATGACATCGTGGTATGTGATCCAGGCAAGCGTGAGGTGTTGGAGAGATGCAAGGCCAGGGCGAGTGGAGTGCGTGGTGAGGAACGCGCGATACTCCAGTGGTATCGGCTCGGGCTCACCCAATCATCCATCGATGCGAGGCTGAACGAGCGGCGCGAACGGCTCGCGGCCTTGGGTCTCGCATCGAAGCCCGTGGAAACCGAAACCGATGAAGACGATTGGCTTGCGGGCTGGTGACCGTCTCGTTTTTTTGGAATCGATGGCTAAGGAACAGCCCGCGCCTCACCGTTTTTGGTTCCCCACAGGATAAATAAAAAAGCCCGGAAATAGGGACGGAACCCCTAAACCGGGCAGGAAAAATAGCTTCATTTAGGGAAAATACACCAGTACTCTGATTGGAGCAAATCGTTATGGCAGGTTTCGAGGGTTTCGAGAACGCCGGACTGGTCAAGGGTCCGCAGGAAAAGGCCACCGAGAAGTTCATCACCGAATATCGGCATGGCAAGGAAGACAACCCGATGGCCGACTTCATCTATTCGTCCATGCTTTCCATCGCCCGCAACATCGACGTGCAGAATTCGCGCGGACGTGAAATCTCAAGGAACATGACCAGCCTTCTCGGCTATATACAACAGCTTGAAACCATGTACGAGGGCGTGGACGATGACCAGGAACTCAGCGACCTTTTGCAGGAGGCCGCTCGATGAATCACAGCCAGCCGCCAGAGCTGAAGCCGCGTCATGCGACGCCGCGCAACCCCGACCGTGAGACAGACGGCGCTCTTGTCGCCAGGTTCAGCACCCTATTGGGCAAGCCGCTTATCCCGTGGCAACGTCAGGTGATAGACGTTATCAGCGAAATCGACCCGGCGACCGGCACCTACTGGTATGACGAACTGGTATTGACCGTGCAACGCCAGGCGGGCAAAACGACCATCACGAAAAGCTACGACGTGCGTAACGCCCTGTGGGGCCCGGATCGCAAGACCTGGTATCTCGCGCAGACCGGCAAGGACGCTAACGACCAGTTCCGCGACTTCGTGAAGTCATGGCGTAAAAGCCGGTTGCGTCGCCTCTCGAAGGAACCACGCATGAGCAACGGCAGCATGTCCTTGGAATTTCGCAACGGCAGTGAATTAAGACCGGGTGGTGCGACCGAGGCGGCAGGCCACGGCGTGCAGGGCGATCTTATCAACGTGGACGAGGTATGGAGCCTATCGAAGCAGCAGGCCAAGAACCTCAAGGACGGTTTCATACCGACCACCACCACACGATTGAAGCTCACCGGAGTGAGACCGCAAATCTGGTGGACATCCACCGAGGGCAACGGAAACAGCGAATACTTCAACGACCGTCTGGACCGGTTGCGCGCCGGCGACATACCGAAACGCACAGCGTTCTTCGACTTCGGTATCCCGTTCGACGCAGACCCCGAGGACTTGGAAACCATCTGGGCCTATCATCCAGGCGCTGGCCACCTGTTCGACTTCAACCAGTTGGCCGAATTCAGGCAGCAGTTCGACGACGACGCGGAAGGATGGGCGCGCGCGTTCGGCAACATTCGCGACGATGGAGTGACCGAACGCGCCATAGACTCGATTCTATGGGCGGACACAACCGGTCAGCCGGTGAAACCATCACGCGGGCTCAAATTGTGTTTCGGCGTGGGCGTGACTATGGGAGCCGGCAAGACCATAGTGGCCGCCTGCATCGCTCGCGGCGATAGGCCGCCCATCGTGCAGATCGTGAAGGAACTCGACGGCACCGGGCAGGCCCCGCAATTCCTTCGTGAGCTCCAGGCCGTCTACAGGGCTCCCATCTGCATTGACCGGCGTGGCCCATCGGCTGCGTTGGCCGACGTGCTCGCATCGACCATCGACCCCGCCACCTATGAACCCGCGTACCGGCTCACCGATTTGAGGGCGGCGGACGCGATAACCGCGCCGCAATCATTGGTGAGCGCTTTGGAACAGCACGCCGTGGAACACGCGCCCGACCGGTTATTGGACGAGCAGGTGTGCACCGCCGCGAAAAGGAAAAGCGGCGACGCATGGCTATGGAACCGGAACGCGGGCGACGTGCACGCGATGGAGGCCATGACAATGGCTTACTGGGGTTACATGCACCTACCCGCGTTCGACGTGGACGACATACAGGTGTTCTAACCCGCGACACGCCGACCGCATACCCCTAGATACCCGTAGATACCCCTAGATACCCCTAGATACCCCATCACCGTGGCGAGATATTTTTTTTACGGGTATTCATGGGCGCATGAATCTTTTCGAGCGCATCATCGACACGCTGGCACCAGCCTACCGTGCCGCCACAAGCGATGACGGCCCATTGGCCACTCCACCGTCCCGCGTGGCGGCGGATCGTGACGTGATGCACTTCAGCACCGTGTTCCGTGCGGTTCAGATTCTTGAAACCTCGATAGCAGGTTTGCCTATCCGCCAGTTGCGCAACGGCGTGGAGGTAACCCCGCAGGCCGACGTTATCGCACGCCCTGATCCGAACCGCTACCGCACCGAGTTCGTGAAGCTCACCGTGGGCGACCTGATCGTGCGAGGCGAGGCATTCTGGCTGAAATTGCGTGGCCTTGACGGCAGCGTGAAGGGCTTGCGCGTGCTCCCCGCATCGCTCGTGACCATCGATAACATCTCGAATGACCCGGCCAACCCCATCAAACGCTACGGATACCTGGGCCGCACCTACCAGGACGCGGATATTCTGCACCTTCCGTTCGTGAGCCTTCCGGGGCGCATGCACGGCATCGGTCCCATCGAGGCCGGCCGCGCGGAAATCAACGGCGCTATGGACGCGCGCGACGCGAAGGCCCTGTGGTTCGAGGAACCCGCGCAACCCTCCGGCATTCTCAGCTCGGACAAGATAATTAACAACGAGATCTCGGAAAACACCAAACGCCAGTTCGAGAAGAACATGAAGGGCGTGAAGGTGATAGGCGCTGGCATGAAATACACGCCACTGCTGCTTTCACCCGCCGATATGCAGTACTTGGAGACGCAGAAGTTCGATACCACGCTCTTGTCCCGCCTGTTCGGCATCCCGCCGAAGCTGATGCTGGCCGAATCGGGAAGCAGCCTCACCTACTCGAATGTGGAACAGGAATGGAGCCAGTTCGCCGACTTCACCCTGGACGCCTACGTGCAACCCATGCGTGACGCTTTATCCACTGTGATACCACGCGGCCATGTGGTCGAATTCGGTTGGGACGCATTCCGGCGTTCGGACACCAAGACCCGTATGGAAACCTATAAGACCGCCATCGAAGCCGGCGTGATGACCGTCAACGAGGCGCGAGCCCACGAAGGCATGCCGCCGCTGGCCGAAGCCGGCACCAGTCAGGAAGGAACCCAGAACGATGAAGCATGAAATCGGTTTGAAGGGAAGACGGCTCACCCGCTCCAAGGAAGGCGACGGCCGCACCGTGGAAGGCATCGCCGTACCGTTCGGCGACATCATCGACGTGTGGGGCGAACGTGAGACGTTCGACCCCGACACCGTGTTTGAAGGGCTTGACAATGCCAAGCTCTACTACCAGCACGACACGCTTATCGGCAGCATCACCAACGGCGAGAACCGGGAAGACGGCCTGCACATCACCGCTCGCATCGCCGACACCCAGCAGGGACGCGACGCGGTGGCCTTGTTGGACGAAGGCGCTTTGGACTCGCTGTCAGTCGGCTTCGTGCCATTGGAGAACAGCAAGGACGAAGACGGAGTGACGCACCGCCGCCGCGTCCGCCTCTTGGAAACGTCGCTGGTCAGCTGGCCGGCGTATGAAAACGCGAAAATCACCAACCATCGCAACAAACAGGAAGGAAAACCAATGGATGAGGAACTGAAGAAGCTGCTGGACTCTTTGCAGTCCCGCCAGGACGAACAGGCGGACAGCCTGCGCAGCATCGAAACCACCCTGACCAGCCGACTGGAGCCGGCGAACTCCAGCTCTCCGCTGTCCGCCTACCGCAATCAGGGCGAACTAGTGAAGGCCCTCGTTTCGGATGACCAGGGCAAGGCCGACGCCGCACGCCAGGCATACACCGCACTGTTGGAACGTGATTACACCGGCTCCACCGTCGCGGACGTGGACCCTCAGCCCACGTGGATCAATGACCGTATCCGACTGTTGGAACAGAAGCGCCGCATCGCCGGCCTGCTCACCCATGAGACGTTGCCGGCCGAGGGAATGACCATGAGCTATCTGGTGCTCAAGACCGACACCACGACCGTGGGCAAGCAGGCCAAGGAAGGCGACCCGCTCCCGTTCGGCAAGATCACGTTCGGCGACGAGTCCGCCACCATCGACACCTATGGCGGTTACGGCGACCTGACCCGCCAGCGCATCGACCGCATGCCGGCCAGCGGTGTCAACTATTACATGCGCGCGCTCACCAACGCCTACGCGAAGGCCACCGAAGCCGCCGCACGCACCGCATTGTACGGTGCCATCGCCGGCGTTGCCGACGCGGACAAGCTCACCGTCGCCAAGACGGCCGCCGACATGAAACCGAACGACTGGCTTGACCTGATTATCGACGCGGCCGCGAAATTCGATGACGTGAACGCCAGCCTTGACTACATCGGCGTAAGCCCCGACGTGTTCAAGCAGATCGCGCACCTGACCGACGAGGGAGACCGTTTCCTTGACGTTTCCGGCCAGGGGGCCACCACGCTCGGCTCTCTGGACCCGGCAGGCATCACCGGCCGACTTCTACGCCGCGACGTGAACATGCTCGACGGCGCGCCGGAAGGCACCGTGGTGTTCATGGACAAGACCGCCGTCACCATGTGGGAGTCGGGTGGCGCGCCGTTCCAGCTTCAGGCAGACAACATCATCAACCTGACCCGCCAGTTCAGCGTCTACGGTTACGCCGCGTTCGGCACCACGTTCAAGCAGGGCATCCTACCGGTGAAGTTCTCCCCAAAAGCGTGACCCCCTCCCGCAATCTCACGGCATACGGTCCGGCGACCGCGAACGGGTTCACCGCCAAGGTGAATGCCGACAAATCACTGTCGCTGACCGGGGATGAAGGCCTGACACCAGGGGCGGGCCTCGCTTGGCCGACCCCGGCCGTTTCACAGCCAGGCCAGTACTCCCTATCAGTGCAGGAAAAATTACCTGCGAACATCTACGCCGGAGTCTGGAGCGGAACCCTGACCCCTGGAGAAGACCGCATCGCGTATATGGCGGCAGGCAAGACTGCTGTCACCTTCAGCCTGAGCCAGGAGCAGATCGACAAGGGCATCAAATGCGGGTTCTGTCGATACCTGAATGATTCAAACGATTCGTTCGGGCCGATTGATGTGAGATTGCAGTTGGAACAAGGCTCCACTCCGACCGAGTGGACACCACCGGATGACACAAACGCATCGGGGGGGGGGATTAGTGCCATGAACCTATGGCCCACTTTAAAATCAACCTCGGCTTACGGGGTGAAATGCGAGAGAGACGGCGAAGCCTACATGCTGAATGGCACCCCCTCGCAGTGGGGCGGCATCTACAAGGATATCGTTCTGGCGGCTGGTGACTATGTGCTCTCCATGCAAGGAACGGGAGTCTATCCTACGCCGAGGCTCCAATACCCGCCATCCAATCCAGACACCATCTATAACGCGCCGGCATCGTTCACGCTCACCGAACCCACATCGGTGCGCTGCCAGTTGACGCTGAACCCGACTGAAACCTACGCGGGCTCAGTCACCCCGCAACTCTACAAAATCTAGGAAGGAAGCAGCATTATGAGCGATTCGGAGGAAGACCCGTTGACCGACCGGCTCGCCAAACTGGCCGGCACGCTGGACGTTGACGACAGGCCTGAGCTTTCGAGCATGCTCGAAACGGCTCGCGCCTACCTGAAACCGCACGTCACCGGCCATGAGATACCCACCCCGGTGATGGACGACGTGGTATTGACCGTGGGCCTCGACCTGTGGCAGGCCAAGGACGCGCGCAACGGCATCGTCGGTCTGACCGTGGACGGTGTGGAACCGTTCAGAATCAGCACCGACCCGTTGCGCGCCGCCTGGCCGAAACTCAGGGCGTTGGGCATACCAGCCGGAATGGGCGTGGCATGAACGACTACGAACAGGCCACCGCCGAGCTTTCGGACAAGCTCACCGGTTTGGGCGGGCTCGTCACCCAAGTGACCACAGACCCCGCATCGGTGAAACCCACTCCAGGCAAGGCCAGCGTCTGGATCGAACCACCGGACTACCAGTGGAACGGCTGGCACCCCATGCCGCCACAGCTCACGTTCCGCCTCATGGTCACGGCCGGCACGCCGACCACTCAGGCCAAGGGGCTTGACGTGATCCTCAACGTGCTGGACCTCATGCACCAGGCGAACATCCCCCTACGGTCAGCCGTTCCGGCAGGCTTCAACCTCGCCAACGCGGGCGAACTGGCCGCCTACGAAATCACTTTGAACCCAATCTAAGGAAAGGAACCATCATGGCAACCAAGACCCGTATTCTGGGGCCGGGCTCGTTCAAGATCACGGACGAGAAAAACCCAATGGATTTATCCGCCGACCTGACCAAGGCCCAGCTGAACCCCTCGAACTCCAGTGACGACCCGGTGAACTATCTCGACGGCTCGCAGGAAACGAACGTGACGACCTCATGGACGTTCGAGGGCACCGTGGGCGACGACTTCACCGAAGGCGGTCTCGCGACCTGGCTGTTCGACCATGCGGGCGAGACGTTGCCGGCCGAGTTCATCCCGAACAAGAACGGCGGCGTCAAATGGACGTTCGACGCGACCATCTCACCCGTGGCCATCGGCGGTGACGTGAAATCGAAGAACACGAATGATATCAGCTTCGCCATCACCAACGTGAAGCATGCCGCCTACACCCCCGCCACCGGCGCATGAGCAATGGTAAGGCGCTGATGGTCGTGGGCCAGAAGCGTTTCGTGCAGACCATGCGCAAGGCCGGCGCCGACCTGAAGGAACTCAAGGAAGTCAACCGGAAGGCGGCGAACGTGGCTTTGCCGGCCGTGCAGGCGCTCACCACGCGCGGCAAGACCGGCAGGCTCGCCAAAAGCGTTCGCGTGGGCGCGACCCAGAAGGCCGGCATCATCCGCGCCGGCCGCAAAGCCGTTCCCTACGCGGGCGTGATTAATTACGGTTGGCCGGCCAGGCATATCAAAGGCCGCCAGTTCGTGAACGACGGCGTGGCCCAGAGCGAGAGCCGCTGGCAACCCCTCTACAAGGAATTCATAGACAAGACCATGAGCCAGATCAAAGGAGCCTGAACATGACGGCAATCATGCCTTATTTCATCATCACCTATACGGATGGGCGCACCGAACGCCTTGACATGACGCCACGGGCCCGTTGCAAGGCCGAGGAACACGCGCAGGTCAACGGTTGGGGAAGCGTGCAGGACTCCCCGCAACGCATCAGTTACTACACCGCGTATGCGGCCTCACGCTTGAAGGGCACCACCACGCTCCCGTTTGACCAGTGGCTCGACACCGTGGCCGATATCGACTTCAAGCAACCGGGCGAGGTGGACGAGGAAAACCCTACCGACTAGCCGAGTGGCCCGAGGACAGTCTGGGCATGCTCTCGTTCCTGCTCGCCAACCGTTTCGGCGGCACGCCGTGGCAGTGGCGGAACGAGGCAAGCCCCCTGGACTGGGGCACCGGCATACGACTGCTAAACGAGGAGATGACCCGAATGGAGGAGGTGGAACATGGGTAAAAGCGCCATAATGTCGGTTAGAATCACCGGCAACAGCGACGACGCGGTGAAGGCGTTCGAGAAGGCCACCGCCAAAGCGTCCGCTTTCGGCTCGTTCATGGGCAACATCGCCGCCAAGGGCGTAAGCATGCTCTGGGACAAGCTCAAGGGATTCACCGGGGCCGTCATGGAGATGAGCGACAGCACCGACAAGTTCAAGAACACCATGAGCTTCGCCGGCATCGACACGGCCGCCGTGGACAAGGCCACCGCAGCCGCCCGTAAATACGCGGACGAAACCGTTTACGACCTGTCCACCATCCAGAACACCACCGCCCAGTTGGCGGCCAACGGCATCGGCGACTACACCGGCTTGACCGAAGCGGCCGGCAACCTCAACGCCGTGGCGGGCGGCAACGCCGAAACGTTCAAATCGGTGGCAATGGTCATGACCCAGACCGCCGGAGCCGGGAAACTGACGACGGAGAACTGGAACCAGCTCACCGACGCCATCCCCGGTGCGGCCGGCAGGTTGCAGGAAGCCATGCTGAAGGCCGGAGCCTACACCGGCAATTTCCGCGACGCAATGGAAGAAGGCGAGATAACCGCCGACGAATTCAACGCCGCGATAATGGAACTCGGCATGACCGACGTGGCCAAACAGGCCGCCACATCGACGCAGACGATGGAAGGCGCGTTGGGCAATCTCGAAGCCGCCGTGACCGGTGGGCTCACGGACGCCTTCAACCTCGTGAAACCAATGGTCACCTCCGCGATAGGAGGCGCGGCCGAGAAAATCACGGCGTTCTCTTCCAAGGCCACGAGCGCGCTCAAGGGCATCATCTCGCTTGTCAAGGATGGGACCTTTACCAGCGAGTTCGCGCAGGCGTTCAACGTCAGCGAGGACAGTGGCCTGGTCTCCGCGATCCTCACCATACGCGACACGGCAATAGGAGTGTTCGACGCGGTGAAATCGCGCGCCGATTCGGTAAAGGCCGGATTCGACAGCCTCACTCAAGGCGTGGGCGCTGTGCTGGGCCCCATAGTCCAGTTCGCGGCCGATACCTTCGGACTGACCGGCAATCTGGACGCGGGAGCCGACGCATCACGGACGTTCGGCGATATCCTCGACGCCATCGCCGATACGTTGGACGCGGCGGGAACATGGATGCAGGAAAACGCGCAATGGCTCGGCTCTCTCGTCGTCGGCATCGGCGGCGCGGTGGCCGCCTATCAGGCATGGCAGACGGCGATAGGCGTATGGCAGGCCGCCACCAAGCTCGCCACCGGCGTGCAGGCAGCGTTCAACCTCGTGATGAACGCCAACCCCATCATGCTCGTCATCACCGCCATAGCCGCATTGGTGGCCGCATTGGTGTGGTTCTTCACCCAGACCGAGACCGGCCGTCAGATATGGTCGAATTTCACCAACTGGCTAGGAACCTGCGTAAACAACATCATCGGCTTCTTCCAGGCACTGCCTGGAAGAATAGGAGCGTTCTTCAGCAACGCGGCGCAGTCCGTTACGAACACATGGAACAACGTGGTCGATTGGTTCCGTGGATTGCCGGGGCGCATCCTGAACGCGATAGGCAACGTGGGAAACACGCTCTACAATGCGGGCAAGAGCATTATTGACGGTTTCCTCAATGGTCTGAAGGCCGCATGGGACAACGTCACCGGATTCGTTGGCGGAATAGCCGACTGGATCAAGGAACATAAGGGACCGCCCAGCTACGACAAGATTCTATTGACAAACAACGGCCGCCTTATCATGCAAGGCTTCGCCAAAGGCCTCACCACCGGTTTCGACCGTGACGTGCGCCGCAGCATCGCCAGAATCAACGGCGGACTGGCCGGCATGAGCTTCGGCGTGCAAGCCGGCTTCGATGGCACGCCCTCCATCCAGCCCATGACGGTGAACATCACAGTCAACGGGGTATTGGACGGAGAAGACGCGGCGAAGCGCATACGCCAGGTATTGCGCGACTGGGACAGGAAGCGTTCATAACATGCAGAAACCCTACATGTTCATCGACTGGGGCGAAGGTTGGACAGGCCTCAACGACCCGCAACAGGATATAGCCGCGTTCAGCACATTCAGCATCGAATGGGGCGTGCAGAACATCGACAGCCAGCCGGACCCCTCCGTGATGACGTTCACCATACGCGACCGGAAAGGCTGGCTGACAGGCCACGCCATCACACTGGCCGGCGCGCGACTGCTCGTGCAGATCACCGAACAACCCACGTGGAACATGCTCACCACGGATATGGGCGCATGGGGCGCGCAGAAGAACCCACTAAGCCGTCTGCACTCCGCTTATTCGCCTTCCATACCCGGAACACCTGACAACACGGCCATAACCCTGTTCGACGGAATCATCGGCAACGGCGGCACCGCCACCGCCTACCGTGACGGCTGGAAACTCAAACTGAGCGCATCCGGCCGCCTGCTGCTGTGGAAACGATTGGCCAGCCAGGGGCCGACCTCGACGGACACGCGATGGAACGAACAGCATTGGGTCAACACCACCACAGCGGACAGGCTCAACGAGCTGAACAGGCGTGCCATCGAAGCCGGCGCGCCATCAGCAGACGCCACCGGACTCGAAACCACCGGCACCCCCGCATCCTACGGCGTGGACGAATACCCGACCCAATTGGACCTATTGCACCGGCTCTACGCGCATCATCCGGAACTACCATTGTGGTACGAGGTGCCGCACAAGGATGCAAGCCGCGTGGAATACACGCCGTTGAACAGTCCCGTCACCATCGGCGTGACCGTTGAAGGCGTGATGACCGTCAACGAAACCCCCGCCATCAGCGCCAAGCTCGTGGAAACCGATGACGAACAAGGCCTGACCATCCCGGAACCCGTGACCCAACTCGTGATTAAGGGAAAGAAGGCCACGGCCGACGATAAAGGCGTGCTAGGTTTCGAGGAAGCGGAAGCCACGCTAACGGATCAGAACCGACTGCCCGCCAACCTGACCGCCACCCAGTCCAGCATCACCCTCGAAAGTGATATGACGTTGCAGGACGACAGCGGTGGCGTGTTCACCCGAGCGGGCGGCGCCACCTGGAAACCATCGGATACCGACCGGCAGCAGACGGCCATCTGGATTGAAACCAAGGACCGGCGACTTACACCCGACACCATCGTGTTCGACGGGCGGCGCATAGACCCCGCAGAGCACCCGGAACTTTACCTGACCTCACCACCGGGCCCACTCATATTCCAGGGCATGCGAAGCGGCCAGCTCACCGACGAATCGAACAGGCCGGCCACAGGCGGCGCATACACCGCCATCGGCGGCACGCTCACGTTCGACTGGCAGGACTCCACGCCAGTCCTCAGAAACGAAGTCACCCTATGGCCGCTACCACTCGTCCAAACGGATTCATCCACATGGGCCGACCTGAAGGCATGGCCCGCCACATGGGCTGAAACCGTCATGAGCTTGGCCGAACTCGGCTTGATACACGACTTCGAACAGCCGAAACCACTCGACCAACCAAACTGGGAAGGACAACAACAGTAATGAAGACGACACCCATTTACGGCATCCCCTATCTCGAAGGCAATGACCTTGTATCCGCCGCGCCGGAACAATTCGCCAAAATGGCCAACGGCGTGGAAACCGCATTGAACGAGGTGGACAACCGCAACACCCCCGAAGGCGTGAAACCCGTCATCGCCACCACCCTGGAGACACTGGCCGGACTCAAAGGCACCACAGGCCAAACCGGCTACGTGACCGCAGACCCCACCGAATCAAACAACGGACCATATTATTGGAACGGTTCGGCATGGCTCCCCTACGCCACCAGCGCAATGCTCGACACCCTCAAAAACCAGCTAACGCAGGATTACAGGTCCGCGAAATTCAAAATGCAGAACACCGGATCGTTCGCCCCCGACTTATATGGCGGCGCAAATGAAATACTCGTGAACCCGACACTGGGGTTGATTCATGTGAACCTCACCGGCTTCAGAAGCACCGTTACAGTAGGCAATTACCCGGTGTTCCTGTATTCGTCGGGCGTGAAACCATCAGCGCCCGTGCCGTTGGGGTGTTTATGGGCGATACAGTCCGGGAATTTCGGCAAGCAGGCCACATGGGGCACGGACGGGAATATCACCGTGATCGGTTCCTTGACGAATGGAGACCGTTGCATTCACACGCCGTGCACCCTACCGATACCGGCCGGCGTCACCTTCAGTTAGGCGAATTCACCCCACGCGATGGCATACACGAAACCGTCAATCTGATTGGCGACTTCCCCCACGTTCTTAATATTCAAAACACAGCCGTCCGTAGTCCAGTCGGTTATCGAGCAGGAATACAGATTGTCATTTGCATACCATCCCACGATTTGCGGCTTGCTTTTGAATTTCCTGGGCCATGTCAGGCTATGCCTCACGGTCTGGTTCGGCTGCAAAACACGTGCGACTACACCGCCTTTGACCTCTTGGAACCCGTAACCCTGCGAACCACGACCTTAAGAAAAGAGAACACATGAGCGAAAACGTTTTGGTGGCAATAGTCGGTGTCATCGGCATCGTGCTTGGAGCATTCGCCCAGCAGCTCGTCACCGCCGCACGCGACCGCATGGAAGCCTACCGGCTGGCCCAGCAGATGCAGGCCGACAACGCGCTCTTATGGCAATGGAACCGCCAGCTGGTGGACGCCATTTACAGGCGCGCGCCACCGCCACCACCGGAACCACCCGAAGGCCTCTTCAACCACGACGACTGAAAGGAGCAACATGGTCGGCTATTCAAAGGCCTTATGGAAAGGAAGCCCGAACCATTACAACGGGCGCAACGGCTACAAGGTCACCCATATCACCCTGCACATCATGGTCGGCAGCCTCGAAGGAACCAACGCATGTTTCCAACGACCCAGCTACAGGGCATCCAGCACCTACGGCGTAGGAACGGACGGCACGATCTACCAATGGGTGGACGAAGCTAACGGCGCATGGTGCGACGCGAACATGGCAAGCGATTGTTCGGGCATCAGCATCGAGCACGCTGGTGGCATCGCCGGCATCGCCCCGACCGCCGCCGAATACGAGGCATCCGCGCGACTTTGCGCGGACATCGCACGCCGCTACGGCTGGACGAAACTATGGCACGACGAGACGGGCGGACGACGCGGAAACATCGTGCTTCACAGGGAAGTGCCGGGCACCACTCATGCCGGTTGCCCCGACAGAACCATCAACGGTTTGGACGTGGCCCGCGTCATCACCAGGGCAAACCAACTATTGAACGGCGGTACAACCCCAAGGAAAGGAAACGACATGGCAGAAATGCTTTTCAACGACCTCGACACAGGAAAGGTCTACTACTGGAACATCCTCACCGGAATCAAATACATCGGAGTACCTGACCAGTTGACGGTCCTCAAGAAGGCGGGCGTGCCGGAAATGGAGACCAGCAGCAAGGGGCCGTGGATGACCAGGGCGGCGGAAATCACCGACAACACGCTGGCATCCATCAAGACGACCGAAGCGGCGCAATCGGCGGCAATCGACGCACTCAGCAAGTCAATGGGGGCCGACCCCGGCGAAATCGCCAAGATCGTGCAGGACGCGGTGAAGTCAAAACTCTCTTCGCTGGAAATCAGCATGACCGCCACCGAAAAGAAAGGCTGAACAATGAAGGAATACGAGGAACAGGTGGAAGGCGGGGACCAGCGCACTCCGGGCGTGAGCGCAGCAACCATCGCACGCTTCGCCGTGCTGCTGCTGGGTCTTGTCAACGCGGCATTGGTCATGTTCGGCGTTGACACCATCCCCATCGCGGACGACACCATCAACCAGCTGGTGGCGTTGATGTGGAATATTGGCGCGGCGCTCTGGGCATGGTGGAAGGACAACCCCATCAGTGCCAAGTCCCGCGCCCAGCACGCGATTAAATGGTGAATCACACCGCCAACGCGGCTACCATGCCTCTCAGATGTTCGGGAGGCATGGCCACATACCTTTGCGTAGTCGCCACGCTCGTATGACCCAACAGGGCGCACACGGCGAGTAGATCGCGTGTCTGCACATAGGCGCGCGTGGCCGCGCGGTGGCGCAGACTATGGGTGGAATAACCCTCTGGCAGGCGACGGCTGATTATCTTTCCCACGCGCTCCGGTCGGATATGGCTCTTGCCGCCGTCGTTCCGGGAAGGGAACAGCCAGCCGTCACCGGCCTTGGTTATAAGGTCGGCAAGCTCGGAAGTCAACGGTATGAGCCGCTGCTTGTTTCCCTTGCCGTTCACTATCAGGCAGCGTTCCCCCAACACGTCCGTCATTACGTCGGTGCCGCGTATCTGGGCTATCTCGCTACGCCTGAGAGCCAACTCGGCTCCAAGTCTCACCATGAGCGCGTCGCGTTCACTCATTCCCTCCATCGCCATCCGTATACCGGCATCGGGGCACGGGTGCGGATGAGGGCGCGAACCGGCGATATGCGGCAATTTTGCAGCAGGGTCTTCATCGATGAAGCCGTGATCGTGCATCCATTCGAAATATCCGGTCAACGTTGCCCGAATGCCCTTGCGCGTCTCCGCTGCCAGATGCTCGCGGCCCATCCATGCTTCACAGTCGGTGCGAGTGACCTTTTCCGGTGGTTTCTCAACCCAGCGTGCGAAGCCGGCAAGTTTTCTTTTTCTTGTTTCAATGGTTGTGGCGGCGCGTCCGCACGCCGTCAGATAGACCAGCCATTGCTCTGCGGTTTCCTTCCACGAGTCTGGCCACGGTTGTGGTTGCATTCTCAT